ACGAGGGTTGCAAAATCGTTAGGTTCCAGCCTGTTGTTGATGCTAGAAGGGTGAGCATGCATATACACCGGTTTAACGGAGTATCCTGCATAGAAATCACCCCCACAAGATTCTCGGAAATTACTCTCCGAGAAGCTCTTAGCTTTATTGACTTTGAGACCAAAAGCCTCAAGTCTATCAACAACACTACCGAGCCAATGTACGGGAACGATTATATCGTCACCATACACATCAATCAATTTCGAGAACTCGAGAATTGATTGAGTTGTGGGCCGTACAGCCCGGAGATCGTGAACCGCTGCCTGAATAAGACAGTAGAACACGAATGCTTCGACGGGAAAGCATGTAGCTGATCCCATCGAACAGAACTTCTCTAATTCAAGAGTCGTTCCATCCGGTAACTGAGCCTTTGACGTGCGGCAGGCATACAAGTAATTGTATATCTGTTCACGACCGAATATATACTTAACAAGTTCTAGAGAAACTCTATCACTTGCTTCAGATAAATCGATCGTAGCACGGTTCTTCTTCAAAGACTCAATTTGTGCCGACGCAGAGTTATGACTCTGATCCGTAAAACGGACAGAGTCCCTCGTGAGAGGGTGTGACTCCATCTTCCGTACCATGTAATGCATCATTGACTGTTGCATAAACATCATATGGGATGGTTCCACAGCGATAACTCGTGGAGTTTTCAAAGTTTTGGGAACAGTAACCACCCTAACAGGTGGCTCCTCTCCCTCACTAAGATAACTCAGTTCCGCAAGTCTTTTGATGCTCCCAATGTTTGGGATGGCATGATAGGAACTTGGGAACCAGGGCTCGGACCTGATGGGCCAACGACGGATAAGCTCACGTTCGGAAGAACTAAGCTTCTCTGCTGTTGCTCCAGGTCCATGGCGACAACGTAATGCTTGTTGGGAAATGTCACTATAAAGTGACCCAACAAGAAGATCAGCGACAGTACGAAGAGTAGAATCTTCGAAACCGTTTCTGAATTTTTCGTTGACATCATTGAGCTCCTTGTCGGTGAGGACGTATTTTTGTAAGGCGGCTTCAGTTCGGCGCTTTGAGCACTGAACTTCAACTTTCTTATAAAAACGTGTGATCTGACGTACTGAAAA